GCTCTTTTTTAATATTCCGGCTTAGCTCAGTTGGTAGAGCACCTGACTGTTAATCAGGTTGTCGTCAGTTCGAGTCTGACAGCCGGAGTAAGTAGCCTCATTATTATGGAGTGTTGTCCGAGTGGTTGAAGGAGCATGATTGGAAATCATGTATACGGGCATTACCTGTATCGAGAGTTCGAATCTCTCACACTCCGCTAGAGGCTACTAAAAATTTAAGTGTCTGAGTAAAAAAGTTCTTGCATTATTTTTTGAGAACTGGTATATTAATAAACGTGCTCAGATATGAGATCTGACCCGTTGGTCAAGTGGTTAAGACACCGCCCTTTCACGGCGGTAACATGAGTTCAAATCTCGTACGGGTCATGAACGGAGGATTAGCTCAGCTGGGAGAGCATCTGCCTTACAAGCAGGAGGTCACAGGTTCGAACCCTGTATCCTCCATAGTTCGACAGACTACCGTTAGGTAGTCTTTTTTTTCTGTAAAAAATTTATCGAACGTTAATGAAGGTCGGTTAAGGTCCCGAAAGGATTCACTTTTTTGTGAAGATGCCTTGTAACCGAAGAGTATTTTAGGGGGACTCTATGGAAAAGGAAAAGAAATTATTTACTTCAGAATCTGTATCTGAAGGACATCCTGATAAAGTTGCAGATCAGATATCCGATGCTATTCTAGATGCTATATTGGAAAAAGATCCATATGGTCGTGTGGCATGTGAAACTACAGTTACAACAGGTTTAGTATTAGTAGTTGGTGAAATATCAACTTCTGCATACGTCGATATTCAAAGTGTTGTTCGTAAGACGATACTTGAAATTGGATATAATAAACCTGAATTAGGCTTTGATGGAAATAATTGTGCTATCTTGGTTGATATAGATGAACAATCATCAGATATTGCTGGTGGTGTTGACGAGTCATTAGAAGTCAGAGAAAACAATAACGACACTGATGATTTAGACAAAATTGGAGCTGGAGATCAAGGTTTGATGTTTGGCTTTGCAATTAATGAAACACCTGAATTGATGCCGTTACCAATTTCTCTTGCACATAAATTAATGAGAAGAGTTGCTAAATTAAGAAAAGATGGAACGTTGCAATGGCTCCGTCCAGACGCTAAGGCGCAAGTTACTGTTGAATATGATGATAATGATAAGCCCAAACGTGTTGACACAGTGGTAATTTCAACTCAAACTGATGATAAAGTTGAAAATGACGAAATATATAATGCCATGGTTGATATGGTTATTAAACAAGTTATTCCTGAAAAATATTTAGACGATAAAACAAAAATCTTAATCAATCCTTCAGGACGTTTTGTCATCGGTGGACCAAAAGGTGATTCAGGCTTAACTGGTCGAAAGATTATTGTAGATACATATGGTGGCTTTGCTCGCCATGGTGGTGGAGCTTTTTCTGGAAAAGATCTTACCAAGGTTGATAGAAGTGCAAGTTATGCAGCACGTTATGTAGCTAAAAATATTGTTGCTGCAGGTTTAGCAGATAGATGTGAAATTCAATTGGCTTATGCTATTGGTGTCGCTCATCCAGTTTCTATCATGGTCGACACAGCTGGAACAGGCAAAGTTAGTGATGATTTATTGGTTGAAGCAATTAGAAATATTTTTGACTTACGTCCTGCAGGTATTATAAAGATGCTTGATTTAAGAAGACCAATTTATCGTCAAACAGCTGCATATGGCCACTTTGGTAGAACTGACGTAGATTTACCTTGGGAACATACTGATAAAGTTGCTGATTTAAAAGATTACGTATCCAAGCACGCTAACTAAGAGGAAAAAAATGAAAAAAACAAACGTGTCTTTGACCACGCTTGCGATTTTTATGACAACATTTATGACAGCGATTGAAGGGACTATTGTTTCTACAGCAATGCCAACCATTGTGTCCGATCTTAATGGATTGGAGATAATGAACTGGGTTGTATCAATATTTCTTTTGATGACAGCTGTTTCTACACCTTTATATGGAAAACTGGCTGACCGAATTGGAAGAAAGCCAGTTTTTTTAATAGGAATCGTCTTATTTATCGTAGGTTCCTCATTATGTGGTCTTGCTCAAAATATGCTTGAATTAATTTTCTTTAGAATTATTCAAGGATTGGGATCGGGCGCAATTCAACCTGTCGCAGTAACCATAATCGCCGATTTATATTCTTTAGAAAAAAGAGCTAAAATGCTGGGATTGAATTCCGGATTTTGGGGTGTAGCTTCTGTAATTGCTCCATTATTAGGTGGATTTATTGTTCAGCACCTTTCTTGGCATTGGGTATTTTATATTAACGTTCCAATTGGCATAATCGCTTTTATAATAATTTACTTTTTCTTTTTCGAAAAAAAGAGAGTTGTGAAATCAAGTCTTGATGTAAAGGGCGTCTTATCTTTAGTAGTTTTATTATTAGCTTTGATGGTCTTTTTACAAGAATTAGGCGATACAAATTCAATTTGGTTTTTAATAATTCTTGGTATCATCAGCATTATTGCTGCAATTCTTTTTTATAAAAGCGAAAAAGTTGCACAAGATCCTTTGCTTCCTTTAGATATGTTGAAGAATAAAGAATTTTTGGCAATCAATATAATTACTTTATTTGTTTCTGGAGTAGTAATTGGATTTGAATTTTATATTCCTACTTGGATGCAGGGAATTAATGGTACTAATGCATCATTGGCTGGTTTTGCCGTAACGCCGAGTTCTTTAATGTGGATTGTGGGGTCATTTTTGGTTGGCGGTATGCTGGGCAAAATGGGCATCAAACGGACCTATGATTATATGCTTCTTGTTTTGTTATTGGCTGATCTTACTATAATTTTACTTCCGATTAAGACAAGTTTTTGGGTATTTTGCTTAATTGCAGCATTTAATGGAACGGCTTTTGGAATTATAACTACTGCTTCTCAAGTAAGATCTCAGGTATTAGTCAGCGCTGATAAAATTGGTGTTGCAACGAGTTTTAATACTTTAATGAAATATGTTGGACAAACGATGATGGTATCAATATATGGTATAAGTTTTAATCTCGTAATTGCACAAAATCTGAGAAAATATCCGTCATTAACTCAAGAAATGATGAATCAAATCGTCTCATCACAAAAAGCTAAGAATTTAGCTGATAATTTAATACCACAATTACGTGAAGTTTTACTTTCCGGTTTAAAGAGCGTATACATAGTTTCGCTGATTATTATCGTAATTTCATTGATTATAAATCAAACCTATCAAAAAAGATTTAGAAGTTAATTTCTAAATCTTTTTTATATTCTAAGTATTTATAAATTGCTAAAGTTAAAAATAAATAAGAGCACGCTTCTATAAATCCTCCCATTACATCTGAGGGATAGTGGACATGAAGAAAAATTCTAGTATAGCCAATTAAAATCGGAAATGATAAAAGGATAATTATTAAAAGAATTTTCAACCATCTTTTCTTAATTAAATATAAAGTAAAAATAATCAAGACACCACATAAAGCTGCACTTCCAACTGAATGTCCTGATGGGAAACTATATCCGCTGGCATATACTAAATGTTTAACCTGTGGTCGGGGACGTTGAACAATATTTTTTAAAATCAAGTTGCTTAAATTGGCAAGAATCATTACAATAGCTAAAAAGCTAGCCGATAAATTTTTCTTGGCGATTAACAAAATTAAAAATAGGATAACTGTAATGGTTGTAATTGTACTAGTATTACCTAAAACAGTAAACATTTTGGCAAATGCAATATTATGTGGGTTTGTATTGCATATAATTTTAATAAAAAAACTATCGAGGTTATTGATTATAAAACTATGCGTTACAACTAAAGAAATCCAGCTAGCAAATAAGACTAGAAAAATGAGTGCAAGTATAAAAGTGCTTTTATAATTGTGCTTTAAATGATTCAAAAATTTTCACCTCTTGTTTTTTCTACTATTTGTGGTAAATTATAATCATTATAGTTTACTCAGAAAAGATTAGGAAGTAGTAGTAAAATATTTTTCTTTCAGAGAGAAGTCGTCTGCTGCAAGACTTTAGAAAAAATTTATGAACTTGTCCTGTTTAAAAATCTTTCGTATATTTTTGTTCTGCGTTAAAGAACAAGCAAGGGTCACAATAATTGTGAAACTTAGGTGGTACCGCGATAATTCGTCCTATGATTTGAAAAATCATAGGACTTTTTTTGTTGTAGGAGGATTTAAATGTATAATCATAAAACTGTTGAAAAGAAATGGCAAAAATATTGGGCTGAACATGATACTTTTAAAACTGGTACAGATCCAAATAAAAAGAATTACTATGCTTTAGATATGTTTCCATTTCCATCTGGTAAAGGACTTCACGTAGGTCACCCAGAAGGATACACAGCTACTGATATTGTTTCAAGAATGAAAAGAGCACAAGGCTATAATGTGCTTCATCCAATGGGCTGGGATGCATTTGGTCTTCCTACTGAACAATACGCTTTAAAGACTGGCGAAGACCCAGCTAAGGTCACTGAAGAAAATATTGCCAACTTTAAACGTCAATTAAATAAGCTTGGTTTTTCATATGATTGGGATCGTGAAGTGAGAACCAGTGATCCAAATTATTACAAGTGGACTCAATGGGTTTTTGAACAAATGTACAAAAAAGGTCTTGCTTATGAAGCAGAAGTGCCAGTTAACTGGTCACCAGATCTTGGTACTGTGGTTGCCAACGAAGATATCGTTAATGGTAAGACTGAACGTGGTGGCTATCCAGTTTACCGCCGTAACATGAAGCAATGGATGCTTAAGATGACTGCATATGCAGATCGCTTGCTTGAAGATTTGGACGACTTAGATTGGCCAGAACCCGTTAAAGAAATGCAAAGAAACTGGATTGGCCGTTCAGTGGGTGCGCAAGTTACTTTCAAAATTAAAGATAGCGATAAGAGCTTTGATATTTTTACTACACGTCCAGATACTTTATTTGGCTGCTCTTACACTGTTTTAGCGCCTGAAAGCAAGCTTGTCCAAGAGATTACCACTGCTGCACAAAAAGAAGCTGTAGACGCTTATATTAAGGAAATTGAATCTAAGTCAGATCTTGAAAGAACTGATTTGAACAAGAACAAGACCGGTGTGTTTACTGGTGCTTACGCAATTAATCCAGTAAATGGTAAAGAAGTACCAATCTGGATTTCTGACTACGTTTTAGCAAGTTATGGTACTGGTGCAGTAATGGCTGTTCCTGCTCATGATGAACGTGATTATGCTTTTGCTACTAAGTTTGGTTTGCCAATTACCCCAGTAATTGAAGGTGGCAACATTGAAGATCAAGCTTTCACTGGTGATGGCGTTCATATTAATTCTGAATTCTTAAATGGTTTACATAATGAAGATGCTAAAAAGCGTATGATTGATTGGCTTGAAGAACATCATGCTGGTGGACCTAAAATAAATTACAAACTTCGTGACTGGGACTTCAGCCGTCAACGCTACTGGGGTGAACCAATTCCAGTAATTCACTGGGAAGATGGCGAAACTACTTTAGTTCCTGAAGATGAGTTACCACTTCGTTTGCCGCATGCTACTAACATTAAGCCATCTGGTACTCCAGAAAGTCCGCTTGCTAATTTAACTGACTGGGTAAATGTAGTTGATAAAAACGGTCGTAAAGGTAAACGTGAAACTAATACTATGCCTAATTGGGCTGGTTCAAGTTGGTACTACTTACGTTATGTTGATCCACATAATGATAAAGAACTTGCCGATTATGATTTATTGAAGCAATGGCTTCCAGTTGATCTTTATATTGGTGGAGCAGAGCATGCTGTCCGTCACCTTCTTTACGCAAGATTTTGGCACAAGGTTCTTTATGATCTGGGTGTTGTTCCAACTAAGGAACCATTCCAACGTCTTTACAACCAAGGCTTAATCTTGAAGAATCATGAAAAGATGTCTAAGTCAAAGGGTAATGTAGTTAATCCAGATGATGTGATTGATGAATACGGCGCAGATTCTCTTAGAATGTATGAAATGTTCATGGGGCCTCTTGATGCTTCAATTGATTGGGATGATAATGGCCCAGCTTCAACTAAGAAGTTCTTAGATCGTGTATGGCGTATGATGGTTAATGATCTTGATTTGAAGGCAATTCCTCAAGAAAAGATTGTGGATGAAAATGATGGTGAACTAGACAAGGTTTATAACGAAACTGTTAAGACTGTTACTGAAGACTTTGACGCACTTCACTTTAACACTGCAATTAGTCAAATGATGGTCTTTGCCAATGCTGCCCAAAAAGCTAAGACAATTCCACGTGAATATGCTGAAGGCTTTGTAAAACTCTTAGCTCCAGTTGCTCCACATATGATGGAAGAAATTTGGCAAGTATTAGGCCACAATGAATCAATTACTTACGCAAAATGGCCAACCTATGATCCAGCTAAACTTGTTGAATCAACTGTTGAAATTATGGTACAAGTAAATGGTAAGCTTCGTGGTAAATTTGAAGCTGCTAAAGACAGTGCAAAAGATGATTTAGAAAAACAAGCTCTTGCATTATCACATGTTCAAAAATTCTTAGAAGGAAAAGATGTCAAAAAAGTCATCGTTATTCCAAATAAGATTGTTAACATTGTAGCTAAGTAAGTTAAATTTTTCCTAAATAAAATTTATTTAAAACAAATTTGTTCAATTGTGAGTATGATAAATATCAGACTCGTGATTTATATAGGGAAAGTTTATGGAGACTAACACTAAAGAAAATACAACCCAAGATACAATGGTCAAAGGCTCCGCTTGGATGACTTTTGGCTCGATTTTCTCACGAATCTTGGGTGCGATTTATATAATTCCATGGTATGCATGGATGGGAAGTCACGGCAATATTGCTAATGCATTAACCGCAAAAAGTTATAATGTTTACAGTTTGTTTATTATTATTTCTACTGCCGGTATTCCAGGTGCTGTTGCTAAACAAGTGGCTAAATACAATGCTTTAAATGAATATGAAATTGGACGCAAATTATTTAGGCGTGGCTTAATTTTGATGGCAATTTTCGGTATAGTTTGTGCAGCTATTATGTATTATGCCGCTCCAATTTTGGCTACCGATAATATTATGGGTGCTATTGCTCATGGAGTAAAAACGGATGCTCGTGAAGTAGCTGTAATGCGGAGTTTATCTTACGCTGTTTTGCTTATTCCAATTTTGAGTATCATGCGTGGTTATTTCCAAGGGTATGCTGACATGATGCCATCAGCAATGTCTCAATTTATTGAACAACTAGCACGTGTTGTTTGGATGCTTTTAACAGCTTACTTCATTATGCAGGTTCAACATGGTTCATATGTTAAAGCTGTTATTCAATCAAATTTAGCAGCAGCAATTGGGGCTGCTTTTGGTATAGCACTCTTACTGTGGTTTCTTTATTCAAGAAGAGCTAAGCTTAAGTATTTGATGGATAATTCCAATCATGAAATTGAGATCTCTACGGCTGGAATCTTCTTAGAAATAATTAATCAGTCAATTCCATTTATTATCATTGATTCAGGTATTACATTTTTCCAGTTAATTGATCAATATACCTTTCATCCAATGATTGCTATGTTTGTCCATGCAAGTTCAGATCAAATAGAATCTTGGTACGCTTTATTTGGTTTGAATGCTAACAAATTAATTATGATCATTGTATCTTTGGCAACTGCCATGGCTGTTACTGCTATTCCGCTTCTTTCTGGCGCTCATGCTAAAAAGGATTATGAAAGTATATCTAATCAAATTGAGAATACTTTAGAATTGTTTTTATTGGTTATGATCCCGGCTTCATTGGGGATGGCAGCCATTGCTAAGCCAGTTTATACAATCTTCTATGGATTTGATCAATTAGGATCTAACGTCCTGTATTTATCTTCTTTTACAGCTATTAGCTTAGGATCTTTTACTGTTTTAATGGCTATTTTACAAGGTTTATCTGAAAATGGAATGGCAATCAAATATTTGATTTTAGGAATCATTATTAAATTAGCTGTTCAACTACCAATGATTCAGTTGTTCAAAGTTTATGGACCTTTGCTTGCCACTAATATCGGTTTGTTAATTACTGTCTGGCTTTCATTAAAACATTTGCGAGTAAGATATCACTATAATGCCAATCGTACGGGTAGAAGATTTGTTGGTATTGCTGCATTTTCATTATTAATGTTTTTACTAGTAACATTAATTGTTGAGGTAGGAGGCAAGTTTATTGATCCTACTAGGAGAATTACTGCAATGATCTTAGTGGTAATTGCTGTCATCTTCGGTGGCGGATTTTACGCATTTTTAGCTTTGAAAACGAGTTTAGCTCAAAAAATTTTAGGATCGAAAGTAGAAAAGATAGCTCGAAAATTACATATCAGAATATAAAAAAGCTATGAGTGGTGAATGACCATTCATAGTTTTTTTAGATACTTATAAAAGTATGCCCCTGCCAAGGTTTAGTTATTATAACACTATTTTTTAATATACGACTTTATTTTTTTATCAAAATGAGTCATTATAAAAGTATGATGAATAAAAAATATTTAATCGCGTATTTTTCAAAAACGCAAAGCACCGAAAAAATTGCTAAAGAATTAGCTAATATCTTAAATGCTAATTTATTTAGAATTAAAGAAAAAGTTGAATATAAGCCAGAAGATATTAATTGGACGGTAGAAGATTGCCGTGCTAATCGAGAAAATAATGATCCTGATTGTCGCCCAGAGATTCAAGACGATAAGTTGCCAGATGATTTTGATATTTTGCTGTTAGGCTTTCCATTATGGTGGGGAGAACCTCCGAAGGTAATTAGAACTTTTCTTGAAAAAAATGAAGCATTGCTTCAATCAAAAAAGATTGTCATTTTCTGTACTTCTCAAATGACACCTATTTACCAAGCTCAAATGAATCTGAGATATGGATATCCTAAATTTCATTTTATTAGTGGAGCTAAGTTAAACAATTACGGCCCAGAACAAATTAAAGCATGGACCAAAACATTTGATAGATAAAAAAGTCCTTTGCGTCTTAGCAAAGGACTTTTAGTTAAAGAAGAAAGCGTTAAATAACGGGAAATTTTATTTAACTTACATGGGAAGTGGGTTATATAAAGCTGTCCATATAACAGTTGTTATCTAGCTCACACACTTAATATATCATTCCGACTTTGAAAAGTAAAGCAAGAAATACACTAATTATTATTTTCTTTTTTGTAATAATCAAGAGCGTGCATTGCAGACTCATACATTGGATCTGGAACTTGTGACATTAAGTATGTTCCAATTTCATCAGGGTTAGAACTTTCTTTTGGAAATTTATCATCGTGTTTAATTTGTTTTGCGACTTTACCAATTGGTAAGTCGACATCTTCAAATTTTAATAACCATTCATAAAAAGACATATCAAATACCTCGTTTAAAAAATTACTATACATATATTTTATAACTCTAAAAAATTTATTGTTAATAAAATGATTATGAAAAATATTATTAATTATGCACAAGACAATACTAATTCGTTTGATCAAGATAAATTAAATGAGCTAGATAGTGCGATTCTTTGTTTATTAGCTTATTGCAATTTTGAAAAATATCCGAATTTTAAAGTTTTAAAAGATATTTCCGTTGATAATGATGATATTTTGTTTGACTTAACGCATAAAAGTTTAGGCGAAAATTCTTTAAGAGAATTGCTTAAAGTTATATGTAATAATCCTCGTTTTAAAAATATTAAAATCATTGAACCTGTTAATAAAGTTGAAATTAAAACGCAATTGCAATTTTGTGCAGTGACATTTGATTTAGGACGACAGGAATATTACTTATCTTTTCGTGGTACAAGTGCAACCACCGTAGGCTGGAAAGAAAATTTTAATATGTCCTTCAAAAAGGAAGTGCCATCCCAATTTTTTGCAAAAAAATATTTCCACGATATAAAGAAAAAATTTCCAGGAAAATATTTTTTAGGAGGTCATTCTAAAGGCGGAAATTTAGCTTTTTATGTCGGTCTGGCAGTTAGCCAAAATGAATTAGCTAATATTGTGCGAATTGATTGCTTTGATGGACCTGGTTTTTATGATCAGCAGGCGCGTTTTGATAAAAATATCTTGGCGAACTTGGATTTATTTCATAAATTTATTCCAGACAATTCCATTGTTGGACTACTGCAAGATGATCTAATTAATAATGAACAATATTGTAACATTATTAAGGCAGACGCAATTGCCCCATTGCAGCATAGTGTGTTTACTTGGCAAATTGATAATGATAAATTTTTGCTTAGTAAATTAGCTAGTCCTTCGGAAATTTCTTGGCAAGCAATAGAAATATGGCTCAGTGGTTTAGACGATAATGATCGCCAAGACTTTGTAGAAATGATGTATTCAATTATCAATTATTCTGATGACATATATTTGAATCAAATTTTTAATCCCAAGAATACATTTACAATTGCCAATCGTCTTTATCAAGCCCAAAATACGAATTCAGATTTGTGGAAAAAAGTTTTGTCGCAATTTGTGAATGCCTATATTCAAAGTAGCAAGGATTATTTTTCTCAAAAGCAAAAAGCTTTAATTGCTAGTATGCAGATTTTTATAAAAGATCTTTCTATTCAGCAAAGAGCAGGAATTTTAGATAATATTTTAAAAGGGAGTAAAATAAAGTCAGGTAAGTGAGGTTATTAAAATGAAAAAAGAAACGTATTTTACTTTATTGGGCTTTAGAGATCTTTGTTATAATGATTTCAATTTTGATGTTGATGAAAAAAATACTTTTTTAGGTACAGATACTTATAAAAAAATCGAAAAAATTCTTCAGGAAAATCAAGATGAAGAATTGTTAACAAGCTTAGAAGAAGGCAGTCATATTTATCAAGATTATAGTCCTGAATATTTGAGCTTAACAACTAAGCATGAAATTCAGCATGATATCAATGCAGCTAGAGATTTTAAGGATAATTATAATGGCGATAAGGATGATTTTGAATCTAATTATCAAGCATTTTTAGACGATAATTCTTTAAGTTATTCATTTTGTGCTAGTGACAATCTCGATCGAGTTCAAGAAGATTTAAATGATATTGATACTGAAAAAGTCATCGTTTGGCAAAGACGAGACAATGAGTACATTCTTTTGCCCCACAGCATTCGTAGCTTAGAAAGAATTAAAGAGAAGCTCTCTTCGGTTACTATGCAAAAGGATAAAGAAATCCGTCATGCGATGGAGAAACTTTATGATAATTTGGAGGAATTTCTTAAGCCATTTAGTAAAGATGAATATGGCAAATATGAAAAGGACTTGCCTGAAAAGTTAAAAGATGAAATGGAACATTTTACTTTAAGTATTCAAAATGAAGCCCGCGATGAGGCTTCAACTAAGCTAGCAGAGTTTGCGCTGGAAACAGCTAAAAAAGCTAATAATGATTAAATAAAAGGCCGTCCCGGAGTTTTTCCTCTGGAGCGGCCTTTTTTTGTTGCACAAAAGTTGCATTTATAAAAATAAATGCTGATACACCAACGTATATCAGCCAATGTAGGTGCCCTGAACAGGCGTGAATTATGATTTTATGCTGTTTTATAGATTTTTGAGCTAAGCAAAATAAGCAATTTAAAATTATTTGATCTTATGCTTTTTTGATGTTTCGCCAATTTTTTCGCCAATTGTCAAAAAGTTGTCTAATTGGGTTTCGATTAAATCATCACTCTTTATTTTATCTTCTTCAACAAGGTAAGCATAGGTTTTTAGCGTTGTTGTTAAATTTTCGTGCCCTAGACGCTTGCTGATCGAGTACCAGTCTATTCCGTCATGATGCAGTAATGCAACGTGACAGTGCCTTAAACTGTGAAAATGGAAGTCGCCTAAATTGTAGTCTAGATCTTTGATAATCTTTTTTAACGGGTGTTTTACGCCATTGGAATAGGGAACCTTATAAGGATTATTCTTTTCAGCAAAAACTAAATTACTACCGTTAACTTTTAATTCGCTTAGAACTGATATTAGGTTATGACTAACTCTAATAGTTCTGTATGAGGACTCATTTTTTAACGTTTTAAAAATATGTTCCTTGTCAGTTGCTAAATGGTTATATGCTCTATCTATTTTGAATGTTCTATTTTCAACGTCAATTCTGTCCCATGTTAAGCCGCAGATTTCAGCTAATCTCATTCCAGTAAGTATTGCGGTTATTATGATGTAAAAGCTGGGGTAGTAAGGTTTTCTACGTTCTAAAGCCAGATTTAAAATATTTTCAATCTGTTCAACATTAGGGTAGATGACAACTAATTTTTTCTTCTTATTGCCCGTTGCCTGTGAGCCTAGCGAAAAATTAACTCTTATCAAGCCGTCAGCTACAGCACTATCAAGACAGCTTTTAATTAATCCTTTTGTCTTGTTGACGCTTGAGGGGGCATGATCTTTTGAGTATTCATTTAAGAACTCTTGATAATTTGATCGTGTGATCTTGTTTAAAGGCTTGGAGCCAAAATAAGACTCTAAGTGAGATGCGGTTACGATATAACGGTTCTTAGTAACTTCGGTTATGTGCGTAAAACGATATATTCTAGCCCATTGCATGAAGTAATCAGGAAAAGTAGGTATTTTCTGCTCAACCAATTCTCCAGAATTAGCCTTAGCTAGAAACTTATTAGCCCACATAGATGCCTCACGCTTGGTTTTAAATCCTTGCTTGTATTTGCGTCTATAAACAGTTTTTTTGTTTAAATGTTCAACCCAGTTGACTCTTACACCCCAGAAACCGTTTTTTCGAACGAATTGTGGCATTAAAAAACACTCCTTAAAACGTACGTTCTTAACAACTGTACAATTAAAGCCAGCTTTTAAACTGGCTTTTTTCTATTTAATAAAACTTGTATGTTAAGTAATTGCTCAAGCGTGAGTGACCAATTGCTTTATCGCTACTTGTGTAAAAGGCTAAGTAGATACCACGCTTTTGATCTTCGGGCTGAATGTCCATTCCTGAAGTAGTCATTGAACGCAATATTAAGTTTGAAACAGAATTGCCGACCTTAGTCTTAGCATCATCATCTAAGTTCATAAAGCTTTCATCAACATATACATGAGCTTGTGTGTTGCTCTTAATTTCAATCTTTTCAATGTAAGTGGAGTAATCGTAATTGTGATCGCCGTTGTTAGCATCATCTTGATTACCTTTTAAGTCCTTGACCAATTGCTCGTTAGCTTTCTTGATGTCCTCATTATCTTCGCTAGAGCTAGATTGTTGCGAAGATTGGTAGCTGCTACTATCCTTGTTTGAGTTGTTATTTGAACCGGACGGGAAGAACATAGTTATTAGCAAGAATATGAATGATACAACTGCAACAATTACAAGGATTATTGCATTCCTTCGAGTCATCTTGGTTTCTTTGCCTGCCTTAACGTTCTTGTACGCATAATACACTGGCATAAAAGTAAACACGGCTATGAATGCAAAAATCACAATTAACACGGTTTTCATTTTTTACCTCCTCCAGCTTTTAAAGTCGTTCAGTATTGGACTTCGTTAAAATATCAAATCGTTGTTACTTTCAAATTTTCTAGCAACATCGTCATGTAATCTCTCTGGAATCCCGAACTGTTGCATAAACTCACCAGGTTCTTCACAAGTATAACCGTGAGAAGAAGCGTAATTCCATATTAGGTTCAAACCATATAAATCAGCCTGGTGCTCTTTAAAGGCGTCGTCATCGCGATTAATTGCATCGTGTGGCTGAGATTGTGTGTCATAGTACATAACACCTTTGTCGCCGTTTATATAATGTCCGAGCTCGTGAGCAGCCATAAATGGAATTTCTGAGTCATTCCACCAATTAGTGTTAACGATAATTAGTCTATCTTTGGGGAGGTATCTTGAACGAAAATGATTATCGTTGAGGTAACAAAGTTCAACACCTAAATTATGTCGCCATATCAAGTTGCAAATATAATTTAATAAATCATTATTGTACATAGCTATTACTCGTAGTGAGTGTCACCACTTTTATGTCTTTCAAGAATTGCTTTGATAATATCCATATCTTCATCAGATACAGGACGGCCACCATAGTTAAGCACTACTGGGTCGGTTTCTAAATCTACAGCTTTTTTATCTCTGTCGTTGCTCTGTCCTGTTAAGTAATCAGTTGATACTCCATACAGTTGTGCTATTGCTGTTAAATTCTCTAAGTCAGGCTCACGGGTTCCGTATTCCCAGTTAGCATATCGCTGAACACTTAATCCAAGTTTTTTTGCAACTGTGGTTTTGCTCCAATTATGTTCTTCACGTAATGCAAGTAATCGGTTGCTAAATTCGCTCAATTTAAGCACCTCCATCGCTAGTTGTTAAACTTATTGTAAAACATTTAAACTGTAAATGTATAAAATTAAAAAATAAGTTTAAAAATGTGTTGTATTTTAAACGAAATGTGTTATTATAATTATGTAAGTTAATTAAACAAAACGTTTAAAAAGGCGGTGAAAAGATGGCAAATGTTACCAAAATAGATGCCAATTTGATTTTAGAGAAGTATTTAGATGAACACGGTATTTCTAAAACATTTGTTGCTAACAAGGTGGGGATTAGTCCTCAAGCTCTTAATAGAAGATTGCGGGTTAACACAGCGTTTGATGCAGATTTTGCATTTAAAGTTGCTAAGGTTTTAGGAATTAGTCCAACTATTTTTTTATCATCAAGTTACACAAAAAGTTTAAAAGATGCTAAGTAGGTGATTAAAATGCCTGATCTAATTAATAAAGATGCTCTCATAGTTATCTTTAAGCCTATTATCAAAGCTTTATTTGATAAGGAAAAAGAAGAAGCAGAGGGCGCAACAATCAATATTGATGAGTTCCGCAAAAAGTACTGCGGAGGTAAAGGTCAAGAGTGGGTTAGAGTATTCATCTTTGATGAGTTCCCGGAGATTGATGTTAAAAACGGCGGTTTTGTAGTAAATCCACGAGGTGGCAAAAAAACAATCATTTTTAGAAAAGACGCTAAAAAGTGGATTGAAGAAAACTACCACCGAATAGATTGGAATGCAAGCTTACAAGAATTTGAGGTTTAAACATGAAGAAAAGCAAATTAGGTTGGCTCGAAAAATCATTCATTATTGAAATGGTAGGTACTGGGATTTTCTTAAACATGTACTTCGGATATTTGATATTTAGCGCAATTTTAGGGAGGTAAAATTTATGAAAAAGGACAAAACAATTTTGAACGACTTGAATAGTTTAGTTATTTTTGCTGCACCAACAGATCAACTTGATTTAGACGGATTGGAAGACCTAAATGATTTAGAACACCGAACCGCTGCTATATCAGCTTATCTATATAAACTTATGCTAGATATGGGACTCGATGCAGAAAAGATATTTAGAAGAGCTTGGCTAACCGATCAAATTAAAGAAACAGACATCATTACTTATAAGATCTTAGAAAACGTTATTGACGCAATATCAGAAGATTTTGTTGGAGAAGATAAAAATGAAAAAGATAATTAACCTATTACTCGGTATCAAGCACCAAAACGAACATGAGGAAGTAACTTTTAACAAAGTGTTTCATTCAAATGCTTTTTACAAATATCAAAAAAAGACCACTGTTAGTAGCAACTAACAACGGTCTAGAAAATAAAAATAACAAATAAATTTATCAGAGGTAATTATATCATTATGGACTACGCACCACAATATGCACCATTTCAGATGCAAGAAATTAAAAGACAACGGAATCAAGATAATTTTGAAAAAATAAAAAGATCAGATCCCAAAGCAATTGTAATTAATATTCCACCATATCAAGCAATTATTAGCCAGTATGGCGATGAGTTCGATTATGGGTTTACGTCAGTTAATCAATTCCTTAAGTGGCGCATTAATCAACTTGGATCACTAGACAATTTAGCCCAAGAGATGGGTTATGGATCTAGTGAAAGAGTTGACTTCATTACCGATTTAACAAATTACGGCGACGATTTAGAGCGGTTTGTCATTGACTGCTACAACGCTGATAGAATTGAGGACTTATAAAGATGGGAAAAACTAACAATGAATTAATTACTTTTGAAAATACTGATTACAAATTAGAAATCACGCCAGCACAGGTTAATTTTAAGGGTTATCAAGACTTAAAAGATCGAATGATTAAAGAAGCTGGTGGCTGGGATAAGCACGTAGTAACGGCAGACTCTTATAGTGCGGATAAAAAGACCAGAGCTGAACTTAACCGATTTAAAAAAGAACTTGATAAAAGGCGTCTTGAAATTGTTCGTAAAGCTAGCGAACCGATAGATAAATTTAATGCTGAACTTAAAGACTTAGCTGGGATTGCAAAAAATGCTGCAGATCATATTGGCGAAGGTCTTAAGTATTTTGACGATAAAGCACGTCAAGATAAGCATCAGCAAAATTTAAGATTGCTAGGCGATATTGCCAAAGAATACGGTGTGTCACTCCAAAAATTAGATTATCAAGATAAATGGGACAACAAGTCTACTGGGTGGTCATCAATCGAAGGAGATGCACGTAAACAATTCGAGGTCATTAAATCCGATGAGGATATAAGACACGAAAACATCAAAGTTATTCAAGAAAGAGCTGAAGGTTTTACTAATCCAACCATGTCAGCAGCTCCCTATATTGAATTGCTTGATAATTTAACTTTATCCACTATTTTAGCTGAAATGGATAATGACCACGAACAACTACAACTAGTCAAGCAAAATAAAGTACGCTCAGAGGCTCAAAAAAAGGCTATGAATAATGTTGAACTTCAAGGGAACAAGTTTATTAATGCAGAAACTGGCGAGGTTGTCGATGAAGTTTATAGCATGACGCTTAAATTCAAGTGTACTGAAAAGCAATTTGTTGCTTTGTCTGAATACATTAAGGAACAAGGTTTAATCTGCGAAAAAGTGAGCGAATAATCATGGAGATTTATGGAAAAGAAGAAGACCGCGCAAGTTGGGCACTACACTATGCGCAAGTTAAAGCTAACGTTGACCAGCCTCAGAGAAAACACACTGTAACCGTTTCAGGGAAAACAAAGCAAGGAAAGCCATATAGCTATGATTATAAGTACGCTGATTTAGCTGACGTTGATAAGGCGATCATGGACGGCATTAAAAAAGTCACGAACAAAGAGGGAAATGTCGTTTTTAGTTATTTCTTCGATATCAACGCAGAAGGTAACAACGTCACCGTGCAGACAGTTTTAATTGATATTACAGGATTTACGGTCAAAACAAATAAAGTTTCTTTTCAAAATAATAAAGCCTACGATGCCCAGGCTACTGCTAGCTTAATCAGCTATGCTAAGCGTTATTCACTAAGCGGAGCTTTTGGAATTGCAGCAGATGACGATGACGATGCCCGGGATCAAAAAGTTATAGAAGAACCCAAGGTTTTAACTAAACAAGAGCTTGAAGATTACAAGGTCTACTACAACGGCATACAAGCTAATTTGTTTGATTTATACCAGGAAGCTAAAGACGGGGTTAAAGATGCGCAGGCTTGGTTTAAAGAGCCTCATACTCCTCAAGATGCGCAAGCTGCTCATCAAGTAGCAGAGATCTTTAAACGTGAAGAAAAAAAGAAAAGGCAAGAAGAGGAAAAAAACAAGCAAAAAGACTTAGAACAAGCGGCAAAAAAAGTGACTGAAGATCCTTTTAAAGACAAAAAGGTAGATAAGTCACTTCCTAAAGATATAGAGAATTTATTTGAGGCGAATTAATATGCAGGAACAACCAAGCTATTACTCAGTTCTTACAGCTAATGTAAGATACGACAAAAAGCTTAAAGCCCACGAAAAAGTATTATTTAGTGAAATTACTGCTCTAGCTAATAAGAATGGCTATTGCACTGCTACAAATAGTTATTTTGCTAATTTATATGATAAATCAAAGACAACTATTTCAAATTGGATTAATCACTTAAAAGAACGAGGCTATTTAAAGATTTTTATTGAAAAAGACGGGAAACAAATAATAAGCAGAAAGTTATATCCAGTTGCTGAACCTGTTAAAGAAAAAGAGGATACCCCTATTAAAGAAAAGTTTAATAGGTATTCAAAAAAAGCTAAAGAGGGTATTAAAGAAAACTTTAAGCCCCCTATTAAAGAAAACTTTAAAGAGAATATTACAAGTAATAATAATACAAGTATAAATAGAGAGATTAAGGGCGACCAAAAAATCATAATTAATTGGTCACTAATTGTGGATAATTTACTCGATTACTATTTCGAACAAGCACAGCAATTTAGAGTTGATGTTTCTAAAGTAACCAACCATGAACGCACATTACTAACTCAGGCGGTTAGAGGTAAGCCATTAACAGCTTTATATAAAGCTGTTGATGACACAATACTTAGAGAACCAGACTATCCAATAGGTTATCTGATTAAGTGTATTAAGAACATAGACCCAATTACTACAAGGATTTATCAAAATGCAAAATAGATCAAGAAAAGGAAAAATAGAAAATCATGAATTTAGACGAACTCACTATCAATGACTTAAATCGTGAAGAGCAAGAGGCGTATAACCGTATTACCGACATGCTGTGTGAAGAATACCCAGAAGGTAGCGTGTCTTGGTCAAAAATTGGGCAATTGTTGATTAATTCAGACATTGCGGAGGAGTAGTAATGATGACAGAAGAACAAAAGCTCAACATAGATAATTACTTGGATGAAATTATTATTGAAGCAGCGAAAATAAAGTCGCAAATAAGAATGGACAATCCTAATCAAGCAGTGATTAATGATTCTTTCAGTAATATTGATGAAAATGTGATGTACATAGATATGGAATTGGAGCAATTATAATGCGTAAAAGAGACCGATTATTAAAAAAGCGCGCTAAGATGCGGATTAAGGACGCTAAAAAACTTAGCAGGCTAATAAAACAACGAGAAAAGTGGAGCAAAAGTCCAGTATTATTCAAGCTTGGCAAATATATGCTTAATGTCAGCTTGATGTTAACTGTTAAGGCTGCTGATTATCAACTTCGGAGAATTAAGTGGAGGTACCAGAAATGAAAGTAAAAGTATTATTTGAGGTGACTACTGAAGAACTTGAAGAAACCATTAACAAGTTTATTCAAACCAAAAAAGTGATTGACATTAAATTTAATTCGGGAAATGGCAATTACGCATTAATCATGTATGAAGATCCAGCAACTATTAAGCAAGAAACCTTTTATTTTTCTGATGATACAGAAGTTAACGACTTCATAAAAAAACATGATGTTGTGAACGTAGAACATTTTGGAAATGGCGATGAAATTAATACTGTTGTCACGTACCTAGAGAAAGAAGAATAACAATGTTTTTTAAATTACGAACTGCAAACTATATTGGTTTACGAACTGCAAACTATATTGGTATTGATGAATATCTAGAAAAAATCAAGGACAATGGATTTCAAATGTTGCGCCAGCTTGATGAGGTTGATGACCCTGTTTACAAAATAAAGATTGAAAAGGTCGAGGATTTGCAATTGCTAGCAAAAATAACGGACAACGAACTTATTCTTGGATTTAACGGGACATCTGAATTTGAAGCTTTTCCAGACTTTAAAATCCCTGAAGAAACTGAAGAAAATAAGGCGATAGGCACTATTACAATTTACGATGACTGGATTGAATAGGAGGGCTAAAACATGGATTTAGAACAAATTTCAGAAGATACGTATTTAAAAAATAAAGATAAGTGGCAAAAAGTAGCTAACGAAATGGGCGGGTTAGAAATTTGCGACAGTGAAACTGGCTGGCCGATAGGCGTACTTAAACCCGCTGGCATTGAATATTACGAGGATTAAGACGAGTGAAAGTTAATTTTACGATTGAGGGCACCCCAGTAGGAAAAGCAAGACCTAGAGTTACAAGAACGGTTACTTATACGCCTGCTAAAACAGCACGATATGAGGATTTGGTCAGGTATACGGCGATTAATAGCTTTAAAGGGATATTTGATAAAGACGAGCCGTTAGACGTTAAGATCATGGCATATTTTGAAGTGCCGAAGAGTTTAAGCAAAAAACGTAAAGCTTTATGTTTAGCTAACCAAGAACTTCCTACTAAGAAACCTGATGCCGATAATGTGGGGAAAATCATCATGGACGGTATGAATCCAAAAATGAAGCGTGACAAAAGACTTCACAAAATGGTCGAAGTTATGAGGGGCATCTATCACGATGATAAGCAAGTAACAACTCTGCTAGTCAAAAAGAGATATGCCGAACGTGCAAGAGTTGATGTGAGAATTAAAAGAGATGAAGGTGATTAAACGGTGAGCGATCAAGATATTAGAGGTCAGCTTAAAAGGCGTCGAGCGCTACTGAGTGTCTATATGGATATTTTGCGAGAGCGTTACGGCAAACATGAATGGAATATCAATGATCCTGACTACAAAGTAATGCAGGACATACGCCAAGAAATTGAGTCACTTCAAAAAAAACTTAAAGCTATTAAAGTACCTAAAGTTGTGAATCCAGAAGTTGTAGCAAAATCAATCGCTAAGTATGAAAGGCTTAAAAAAGTTGCTGATAGAGCTACCGAATCGGAAGAAGAACGTGAGGCTAAGATCGTTGATCTGATCGAATGGGGTTTTAACTTGAGAGAAATCAGACGAAGAGTTAGGTCAACAAATGCCTTTATTTTGGCGGTGGCACAAAAACACAATTTACCTTTGGGGATAGATTTTAAATATTGCCTTAAGTCTGACGATCCAACCAAGCCAAAAATGTATGCTGCAGCTAAAAAGAATATAGCTAAGTTCTTAGGATATTCTCCTGGTACATGGGTGGGCACTGTTGCATCCCGTCTTGGCTATAGACTTGAAAAAGTTAACTTCTTGTTTGAAGAAATACCGATCGGTAATTATTTTTCTGTTGCAGCTGACGATGAAGTTCGCAAAAAAACTAGCAACCAGGTTAGTGAATGCGAAGTAGTAAAAATTAAGCCAGCTAAAGGAGCAAAGCATGTCTAAGCAAATCGATGATATTAAAGAGCTATACGAAAAAACAAGGCTATATCGCTGGTATGCTTTGCCTCATCAAGTTTATGCAGTTAAGGCAATAGACAAGCAAGGTAACTTTGAGGGCTACTATATGGCATTATTTACCGTTAAAACAGAAGCTGACGACTTTGCAAAACTTACTGGCGGAGTTATTCAAAAATTAAAGCAAAAGACGCTGAGGAAGCGCAAGAGCTTAAGCCGTTAATTGAGGCAGAACTTAGAAGAAGGAAGAATTAACAAAAAATAGACGGGAGTGGGAAAAGTGTACGATTTAGGATTAATTCCAGATTATTATGAAACTGCAAGGAAAGCTAAGCAATTCTTAAATCATAACTTTCAGCATTATTTAAATTTATGTGGGATGCACAGAAATCAGCTTAGCAGTCCACAACTATCTCCTGCTCCTGGGTCAACTTATCAGAATGGAGTCGAAAAAAGCGTCATAGCTGAAGCTCAAGATGATATTGACATAGCAGAGCCAGCAAGACGGGCAGTGAGCGCAATTTATCGTGCAATGGAGAATTGTACTGATACAATGCTAAAACCTTACAGAAGGATACTCTTAGGCACTTTCATTGAAGGAAAAACAATACCACAGTTATCGCTTGAAATTCACTTATCAGAAAAATCTATTAGTACAAAAAAGAATGATGCACTGTGTGAATTTGCAGATCGACTAGAGTTTTGGAAAAGGGTATATAAATGCCCAGAAATTTCAAATTTGATTGTCCGAAAAAACTGATGCTACGGGATTTGTACAGGATTGTTGCGAGCTATTTACGTTGATTTTATGTAAAAATAGTATTGTCGAAAAAGTAATCGACATGCACGGAATTCACAAATGTTTTTTCACTAGAGAAATCCTCCTTAGGCAAGATTTAGGTAGCCACTCAGGTGAATACAAAGGTTCGAGTCCTTTGGTGGCAATAGCCCGGTAAATAGCCGGGCGGTGTGTAGATTTATAGTTCAATGTTATAAACCTTTATTCGTGATAATTGACAGACTAATTCGATAACTTGTACAAGGGCGGTTTGACTCCGCCATTAGTCTTAAGGCAGGCAGGGTAGTTGTTACATCCTAGCTATAATGTATTGCCTGCCTAGATATGCCATGACCCTTATTGTTGTGTACATTGCGTAAGATTACGATATTCGGTTCTAATCTTAAAAGGCGAGCGTATTGAGTTAAGAGGTTCAGGTTGCCGACCGCGCCTGAATTATGGGTATTTTGGAACGACTAGTTTACTCTCGTTATAAAGTTATTTTTCTAGAAATTATGTTTATAGATGACACTAACTAATCCATTCTTAATTAGTCGAAGGGTTCGACTCCCTTAGTGCCCTTAGCCCAGTTGGCAGCTGGGCAAAAATGGAATCTATTTCCCTAATTTATAAACTTTACTTTCTAACTAATTAGTAGAGGTGAACCCTGGTGGTAATCTTGTATTCCTAGTTATACCGTGGTTCGATTCCACGCACCTCTATTGCCGATCACGTGTTAGAACGGCGGTGGTTATAGCTCCACTTCAAAAAAGCTGTTATAGAGCTATAGCTAATGGCAAGCGGACAGTCTCCAAAACTGTTAATCTGGGTTCGAATCCTAGTGGCTCTGTAGGTTGGCTGCTACCAACCTAATATAATTTTTTATTTAAATTCATTCAATTCTCGAAATCTTTATAAAATAGGTTGATTACTTTAAATGGTTAGCGGTAAGACGTGCACATCATGCAAACGTGACTCCGTATTAAATCTAACACTGAGAGCCGTGGCAATCGTAAAAGCGAAGCTTAAGTATAGCAGCTTTCCTATTTGGGCAACTTAGTTCAACGGTAGAGCAAAGCGTGCGCAGTTAAATAACGTGCTTGAGATGGTGGTTCAATTCCATCAGTTGCCATAGGGTCACACAGAGTACGTACAATGATGTGGCCTAGATAAAGTTAACTTGATTGGTAGCAATGTAGCTTACTGGCAGAGCGGGCTGTGACGATGGCTGTGGGGTGGTTCGATTCCACACTTTGCTATAGTCCTATAAAGGGCAAAATCCCATTCGTTTCAGAAAGTCAAGTGAATTAAAAAGAGCAAGAGTTAATCGAAAGATTAGCTCTTTTTTGTTGGAGAAAATTATGGAAGTAAAAACAGTTTCAATTAATAAAATTAAGCCCTATGAGAACAACCCTAGGAATAACGATGACGCAGTAGATGCTGTGGCTAACTCTATTAAGGAATTTGGTTGGCAACAACCTATTGTTGTTGATATTGATGGAGTAATTATTGCTGGTCACACAAGATACAAAGCTGCTAAGAAATTAGGGTATAAAGAAGTTCCAATTGTAGTTGCTGATAATTTAACCGAAGAACAAGTCAACGCTTATAGATTAGCAGATAATAAATCTGGAGAGCTTGCTACTTGGGACGATGACGAATTACAAGAAGAACTTGATAAAATTCTCGATATAGATATGACTGATTTTGGTTTTGATTTAGAAACAGAATTAGAAGACGATGAAGTTATTGACGATGATTATGAAGAAGAAGTTCCTGAAGAACCTAAGTCGAAATTAGGACAAGTTTATCAACTCGGGCGTCACAGATTGATGTGTGGAGATAGTACTAAGCCTGAAGATGTAAAAAAGTTAATGAATGGCGTTCAAGCAGATCTATTAATTACAGATCCGCCTTATAATGTGGACTATTCATCAAAAGATTTTGGTCGTACAGAAATATCAAAAACTCGTAAGAACAATGATATTGCCAACGATAAGATGGAAAATGAACAGTTTATGCAATTTCTAGTACAAGCTTTTAGCAATGCATCTGTTAACATGAAGTTGGGAGCATCATTTTATATTTGGTTTTCTGATTTGGCCACAGTTCAATTTAATGAGGCGGCTAAAGAAAGTGGATTAAATGTTAAAGAAACACTGATTTGGGTTAAGAATAATTTTGTTTTAGGAAGACAAGACTATCAGCATAAACATGAACCTTGTTTATACGGTTGGGTCGATGGTGGTTCGCATTCCTGGTATTCTGATAGGAAACAAACAACTATCCTTAACTTCGATAAACCTCAAAGAAGTGGTTTGCATCCCACTATGAAACCTATTCCATTATTTGACTATCAAATAAAGAATTCCTCTAAATCTGGAGATATTGTTTTAGATTTATTTGGTGGTTCTGGAACTACTTTAATGGCTTGCGAACAAGATGGACGGAATGCATATTTAATGGAATTTGATCCCAGATATGTTGATGTAATTATTGATCGTTGGGAAAAATTTACTGGAAAAACTGCAAAATTAATTCAAGAATAATGCTGAAAAGACTGGACTTGTGCGGTGTCAGAGCTATCATGACAATGTAAAGAAAAGCACGAGGTAACAAATTATGAATACAGAATTAGTAAGTATCGTAAACGAATTAGAATTTAAAGCAGGGTATGAAAAGTTACACTTTAATTATTTAAAATCAAGTATGTATGAAAACTGGATTGACCAAATTAAAAATTGTGAAGTTGGTTTAAAAGAAGCAAGACAAATGCTTAGAGCTTCAAAAAGATAGGGAGGTTATTATGAAATATTACGCACGAGTTGAAAATAAAATTGCATATAAATTAGGATTAATAACCGCAGAAAAGGCTATGAACCCAGCTCATATTAGTAGCAAGAAATACACCAATGAAATATTTGAAATTGATAGAAAATCTTACGAGAATGGTAGTCACGGTTATGGACTTAATAACAATGGTAAAAAAGTAAATATTAATGGTGTTTTAGTTCCAGATAAATATGTATTCGTATTTTAATTATTGAAATTAATTATTTTAGGTTACTCGAAAGAGTAGCCTTTTATTTTGCGTTAAAGGTGGTGATGTTACTTGCAATGGCTAGAGCGATGTATAAAGAGTGGCTAGACAAGGGTAAACTTGAGCTTCTTAAAGGTTGGAAACGTGATGGTCTTACCGATGCTCAAATAGCCCATAATATGGGTATCAGTATTAACACGTTAAATAAATGGAAACGTGAACATGTACAGATTAGACAGGCTCTAAAAATAGGCCGTGAAGAAATTAATATCATTGTAGAAAACGCATTGCTGAAAAAAGCCTTGTCAGGTAACACCACAGCAATGATTTTCTTTTTGAAGAATAGTTGGCGAGATAAATACAACGATAGTCAATTGTCTAAAGAAGAGCGTGAGTTGGTACTGGCTAAGATTAGAAGTACTAAAGCTGATGCTCGTATTAAGGAAGCTAAGGCTGTTGTTGCTGAACGATTAGGCACAGAAGACAACGAGCAACTAGATCAAGTGTTAGATAAGCTAATTAAGGAGGCAGGAAAAGGTGGCACTGATAAATCTACTAACGAAGAAACAGATTGAGGTGTTGCAGTCCTACCTTAACGATGATTGGAAGTACTTAATTTTAAATGGTGCTGTTCGTGCTGGTAAGACAGTAATAGACAATTATCTGTTCTTGCTAGAACTAAAACGTATTAAGCAACTTGCTGAAAGAGAAAAAGAACCACACCCGCAATACATTCTTGCAGGGTATAGTTCAAATTCAATCTATACAAACGTCATCTCATCAATTGAAAATCAATTCGGAATAGTAATGAAGACTGACAGGCATGGGCATTATCATCTTTTCGGCATTGATATAGTGCCAGCCTATACAGGATCAGTTCGAGGAATTGGTGCTATTCGTGGTATGACTTCTTACGGAGCATATATCAACGAAGCAAGTTTAGCCACACATGAAGTTTTTCAGGAAATTGTGCAGCGTTGTTCTGTTGGATCAGCAAGAATTATCTGTGACACAAACCCTGATATTCCTACACATTGGCTTAAGACAGATTACATAGATAATCATGATCCTAAGGCGCGGATTAAGGCGTTTAGCTTTACAATTGACGACAACACATTCCTTTCAAAAGATTATGTTGAATCTTTAAAAGCTGCTACTCCAAGAGGAATGTTTTATGATCGTTCAATTCTTGGTCAATGGGTTACAGGTGACGGAATTGTTTATCAAGATTTCAACAAAGATACAATGGTAATTCCGAGAAATCGTGTTCCTGATGGCTTAGATTACTATGTTGGCGTTGACTGGGGTTATGAACACCCTAATCCGATTATCTTATTGGGTGATGATAAGGACGGTAACACATACGTTTTGGAAGACTACACACAGAAGCACAAGTTCATTAATTACTGGGTTAAGATTGCACAGAACTTACAGACAAGATTTGGACGCAATCTTATTTTTTATGCTGACTCTGCTAGACCTGATAACGTTAACGAGTTCCAAGCCAATGATATTAACTGTATCAATGCTAATAAGAACGTATTGCCTGGTATTGAATGCGTAGCAAAGAAGATGCGTGAAGGCAAGTTCTTCATTGTAGATACTGCAGCAGAAGGCTTGCTAGATGAGATTTATCAATACGCATGGGACGAGAAGACAGGCGAGCCTTTAAAAGAAAATGAAGTAAGACATAACGATAGGCTAGATGCTTTAAGATATGCAATTTACAGCCGCAATGTGAAAGGAGGTTTTGTCCCTTGGACATAAGTGCATTAAAGCAATTATTAAGGAATACTAGTGATCAACGTAACAGGTTCAAGACTAGATATGATACGTCAATGCGGTATTACAATAACAAGAATGACATCACGCTTAGAAATGATGGCCGTTCTGTTATCAAGGAAGATGGCAAAAAAGACGACCCATTGCGTCAAGCTGATAATCGTATCTCCAATGACTGGCACCAATTACTAGTAAATCAAGAGGCTAGTTACTTAACTACTACAGCTCCAATTGTTGATGTGGGGTCTGATAGTGATAATCAGAAAATACAAAAAGTGCTAGGAGATCAATTCTCACTAGTATGTAGCAAGTTAGTTGTTGACGCTGCTAACGCTGGTGTTGCTTGGTTACATTATTGGATTGATGACGCAGGTAATTTTAGATACGGAATTATTGCCCCTGACCAGATTGTGCCTATTTATGACACAACTTTAGATACTCATTTAATTGGAGTTCTAAGAAGTTATAAAGAATTAGATGAAGATAGTGGCAAGTATTTTACAGTTCATGAATATTGGACGGCTAAGCAAGGGCAATTCTTCAAGACGCAAGCTAATAATCAGAAAGTAATTGAGCCTTATGACCGCATTCATAATTACGATGTGACAGCTGGCTTTGATACTGGGGACGGCAACACATTTAACCATGATTTTGGACGCGTGCCGTTTATTCCATTCCCTAAAAACATGTTCCAACAACCAGACTTGTTTAGATACAAAGGCTTAATAGATGCGTACGACCATATCTATAATGGGTTCTTAAACGATGTTACAGACGTTCAGCAAGTTATCTTAGTGCTTAACAATTACGGCGGTACTGATCTTGATACATTCATGAAAGATCTACGTGACTACAAGGCTATCAAGTTCAACAATGCTGGTAATGGCGACAAGTCGGGCGTTGACAAGTTAACTATTGATATTCCTGTAGAGGCTCGTAAAACCTTGCTGGATTTAACTAGAGAAAACCTATTCACTGAAGGACAAGGCATTGACCCAGCTAAGTTTGAGACAACTAACGCCAGTGGTACGGCTATTAAGATGCTCTATTCTAACTTGGAACTTAAGGCAGCCACTACGCAATCCTACTTTACTAACTCGATTAATGATTTAGTGCGTGCGATTATGACATTCTTGCATTTAAGCGACCCAGATGGACGTAAGATTACACAAACGTGGAAGCGCACCAGAGTTGAAGATAGTTTGTCACAGGCTCAAACATTGTCAGCTGTTGCTAATTACAGTTCTAAAGAAGCAATTGCAAGAGCTAACCCTATTGTCGATGATTGGCAACAAGAGTTACAAGATCTTAAAAAAGATGCTGAAACTAGTGACCCTTATGCTGGCGATGACTATACCCTAGATGATGAAGATAGTAATGGCGACAGCAAAGACAAGGATAAGGACGATAACAAGGACTTAGACGATGAAAAGTAGTACTTACTGGCGCAATAGGGGCTTGCAAGCTAAAAAGAAACGCTTAGAAGACTCTGCTGAGTATGAACTTGCTATGAAGTCTAGGCTCAAGGACTTAGAAAAAGAAGTCGAAAAAGAGACACTTAACTATCTTCAACGTTATGCCAGTGAAAACAGCACCGATTTAAAACAAGCTGCTAAAGATCTTAGTCATTCTACTAATTGGAGCATGACCCTTGATGAATTTGAAGCAAAGGCTAGGGCTGGAGGATACGAGAAAGAATTGAATACCGAGTATTATAAGAGTCGGATTTATAGACTTCAGCAACTTCATGACCAGATGGTGGAGTTTGGCAAGAAGTATGGAGCTAGCGAAGAACTTCGCATGCGTGATAGCTTGATAAAAGTATTTAACGATACCTATTTACGCCAGACGTATAACAAACAAGTTCTCGATGGCAAAATAAATATTAATTTTAGCCACTTCAACGAGAAAGAACTAGAAAACATTGTTTATCATCCTTGGAAGGGTAGCGATTTCTCAAAACGTATATGGAAAAATTACACGCAGGTTTTACCTGATGCTTTGACCGATGCGATGCTGAGAGGGACATTCTTAGGCTATTCTAGCGAAAAGGTCGTGAAGATCTTACGGGAACAAGTTTCAAACGTTGCTAATAACAACCTCCATAGATTAGTAGTTACTGAAATGGGACACGCTGCGGAGGAGGCAACGTATCAATTTTATAAAGACTCAGACATAGAAAAGTACCAATACTTAGCAACATTAGAGTCAAGAACCTGTGACCAATGTGCGCATCTTGATGAAAAGATTTTTAAGGTATCGGAGAAAAGAGAAGGTATTAACTACCCTTTAATACACCCTTATTGCAGATGTACAACAGTTCCATACATGGACGATTTGCCGAATTTAGAAACTCGTTGGAGTCGTGACCGCGAAACTGGTAAGGGAACATTCGTTAAAAATCAAACGTTTAGCGAGTGGGCTACAGGTAAAAAGCAAAACCGTATGCCAACATTCAGCAAATGGAAAAAGCTTACTGGCGTTGTAACTCTTAGCCTTGGTTTATAGTGCCTTATATCCAGTATTTGAGGTATGGTTAATTAAGCATTTAGTATTTTAATAATTTGACCTGAGTAAGTCGTAAAACTGCTCTTTTTGTATGCCTTGAGAGAAGCGAACTCGTATAAAACGTGTGAAAGGATAATTTAAAAATGAAAAGAAAACAATTGGAAGAACTTGGATTAGAAGAAGACCAGATCAAGAAGATCATGGACATTAACGGAAGCGATATCGAAAAAACTAAGTCAAGCAATGCTGAAACTGCTGAAGAAAATGAGGCTTTGAAAGCTCAAATTGCAGAGCGTGACAAAGACTTAAAGAAGTTGAAAGCAAACGCCAAGGATAACGAAGAATTATCTAACTCATATAAGGATTTACAAGCTAAGTACAAGAAGGATACAGCTGATCTTACTGAAAAGCTTAGCCAAACCCGTTTAAATGGGGCTTTAGATAATGCTTTAACCAAGGCGAAAGTGCGCAATACTAAGGCAATTAGAGGCTTGCTTAATATGGACGATATCAAGCTAGACGATAATGGCAAATTGACTGGCTTAGATGACCAAATTAATTCTCTTCGTAAATCTGACGGCTACTTATTTGATGAGGGCGATCGCCAAGACTATAAGCCATCAAACGGTAAGCCTACAGATGCCGACCCAGTTCAGACAATGGTAGATGTATTTAAAGGAGAATCTAAATAATGGCAATTAATTACGCTGATAAGTATCAACAAGCCGTAATCGAAGGCTACTACCCGGATAACTTATACTCAAGTGCTTTGTGGCAGTCCCCTTCTAACAATCAAATTTCATTTATGGACGCTAAGCACATTAAAGTCCCTCGTTTGTCCATTTTGTCAGGTCGTCAAGATCGTGAAAGACGTACCATCACAACTCCAGCAGCTAACTATTCACTAGACTACGATGTTTACGAATTGACTAACGAACGTTACTGGAGCACTTTAGTAGACCCTTCAGACATTGACGAAAGTAACCAAGTCTTGACCATTGCTAACATCACTAAGCAATACAACTTAGATAGCAAGATGCCTGAAAAAGACCGTGAAATGTTCTCTAAATTGTTCGATCAACGTCAAAAAGTTAACGAGAACGAAGGTTTAGACAAGGGCGAAGGTATTCACACCGAAAGTTTGGACTCTAAGAACGTGTTACAAGCTTACGATCAATTGATGCGTAACTTCGATAACGCAAGAGTTCCTGTTAAAGGTCGTATTTTGTACGTTGATATTGCTACTTACTACATGCTCAAAGAAGCTGAAGCAATTAACCGTACTATCGTTGTTGGCGATGCTCAAAACATTAACCGCACTGTACGTTCACTTGACGAAGTAACTATTGTTCCAGTTCCAGAAGATTTATTCCAAACTAAGTTCGACTTCTCAAACGGTTCTAAGACTGTGGATGATGCTCAACAAATTAAAATGATGCTTATCTGGAACGGCGCACAAATTGCTCCAGAAAAATATGACTTCGTTGGCTTAGACGCTCCAGCAGCTGCAAACGCTGGTAACTGGTTATACTACGAACAATCATACGATGATGTTCTTTTGTTAAGACCTAAATTTAGAGGTATCGAATTCTTTGTTGCTGATAAAGATAAAGCCGTAGCCGACAACCAAGGTCGCCAAGCGACTGAAGAACAAGACAAGAAACCAAATAAAAACAACACTGTTGCAGAAATCACTAAGTATTTAGACGACCACGGTATCGACCACGCTGGCAAGACTACTAAGGACGAATTATTAGGCTTGATTAAGTAGGAGCTAAGCAATGTTAGTAGATACTGAACGCTATAGCAAGTTGCTGGAAAAGGTCAATTTGTTGCTGCCGCCTGCCGATTTATCTGGTTTAAGTGATGATGATGCTAAGAAGTATCAAGATGTGCGTAAATCTGTTGTTAGTTATGCGCTAAGCAAGGTTATCTGGGACGTGTCAAATTACACGAATATCCCTATTGACGAATTGCCTAGTGCTTTAGATTACACAGTCGTTGATATGACTGTGCAAGTAATCCAAACGCATGACTATCTAGCACTAAGCAAAGGCGAAGATGCTGGTAGCGATGTTCAATCACTTAGCGAAGGCGATACAAGTATAACGTTCAAGTCAAAAGCTGACGTTTATGCTTCGTTGCAACAAATCAATACAATCAGCGATAACTATACCAACATCTTGAATAACTTCAGGGTGGTGGTGTAGTAAATGAGCTATTTTAACAAATTAAGGCGTGCTATTCCCTTGTTATGGACTGATCGAGTCACAATTATAGGCACTAAGCCTGTAAAGCATGGAGCAATCACAAATAATGAGGCTGTGACGTTAATTAAAGATGAACCGTGTAAGATCATCTTAAAAAATCAAAAAGCTGGCACACAGTCGTTTTACGGCGCAGATGAGTATGACGCAAAAATGATTATTAGAAATGGAATTAATATACCAGCTGGTGTGAGTGTAGTAGTGACCGATCAAAACGGACAGGTTACTAAATACAAGCGCGCTAGCAAGGGGTATACAGGCTATTACAGCCACCAAGAAGTAGCATTAACCAGAGAGGAGAAGGCATAGATGGGCTTAGGGACAATCGATGACGATGAATTCCAACGCTGGGCTAGCCAGGTGTCTGACAAGATAAATACCGGGCAAGTTAAACGAGATATGTCTAAGACATTCAGGCGTGTTGGTAAGCAATCACTGCGTACCTTGAAAGCAAACACACCTGTAGATACTGGTGGGCTTAGAAAAGCGTGGACTGCTGGTAGTCCACACAATTTCGGTGGTGGCTGGATATTAGAACTGACTAATAACAAAGAGTACGCTTCTTATGTTGAACGAGGGCACAGACAAACCCCAGGGCGCTTTGTTCCTAAAATCAAGAAGCGACTTAAAGCAAGTTGGGTGCCTGGCCAGTTCTTTATGAAACGGTCGTCAGACCAGATCAATAAGCAACTACCTGAAATGATTGAACCTAGCCTGTGGGTGCTTAGAGATTTATTCAATGATTGATAATGTTGAAAAAATAGCTGAAAGGCTAGCCGAGATTTTTCCCGGCAAAACAATTTATTCAGAAAACCAAAAGAGCGGTTTCGATGTTCCGTCATTCTACATTCACAAAGTAGATACGGAGTCATCGAACCGCCTTTTTGGTATTCAAGTGCGAAAGTATTCTTACCAGATTGTTTATTTTGCTAATCCAGACAATCCAAACGCTGATATAGAGCGTGTCGAAGAATTGCTTTTAGATAATTTTTGCGCGTTAAAAGACTATGCGACCGTAACTAATCGCAGTACACACCCAGACTCAGACCAACAGACGTTAACGTTTGAGTTTGATCTGCGTCTAGATATGCACCCAGTCGAAGACGTAGCAAGCATGGAAAGGATTGAACAAAATGGCGGAGTCAAAGACTGACACCAAGAAAACTGTATCTAAAGCCAAGACAGAACCAAAGTTTACTAAGCAAGCCTTAGTAACTAGTTCTAACTTTAATGGCGTAGAACGGGATATTTTAAAAATCGTTTTAGACGAAAACAAAGAATATTCACTAACTGAAGTGGATAAGGAATTGAAGAAATTTAAGGAGGGAATGTAATGGCTGGAGGAACTTGGAAAATTCAAAACAAGCGCCGTCCTGGTGCTTATATCAATGTTGTTGGTAATGGCGAGGCTGTGATCGAGTCAGTTGCAGGACGTGTCCTAATGTTACGTGACAAGTCACTTGGCTGGGGTAATTCTGGAGTAATCGAATTGACTAGCGGTTCCAACTTTATTGAAAAGATTGGAACCACTTTAGAAGATCCAGACTTAGTTGCTCTTAAGGAAACTTTAAAGGGCGCTGAAACTGTATTGCTCTTAAATCCTAGTGCTGGTACTCCTGCAAAGCTTGAAAAGGACGGTATGCCTTGGGTTATCACTGCTAAGTATCCTGGCGAAAAGGGAAACAAGCTAACCGTTAGCGTAGAACTTAAGCCAGACGACCCAGACAATTTGAAGGTAACAACGTTATTTGGCACTAGCGTGGTTGATGAACAAATTATCAATGCTCATTCACTTGGTGACTTTACCGGTAATGACTACGTGACCGCAACTCTTGCAACCACTGGCGATAAAGATACCACTGTGTCAAATGCATCAGGAACTTTGACAGGTGGAACTACTGAAGGAATTTCAGATTTAACTTCAATGATTAACGATGCACTTGAAAATGAAAACTATGCAGTTGTAACTACTGCAGGCTTGGATATCAAGAGCAACTTAAATCAATTGTTAGTGCAATCACTAAAGAGATTGCGTGAAGACGAAGGTCGCAAGGTTCGTGCAGTCATTCCTTCAGATGGTGCTACTAACTACAACTATGAAGGCGTTTCTGCAGTAATTAATGGCTACACCTTGAACGACGGTTCAAATATTAGCGCTAAAGATGCTACTGGTTTCTTTGCTGGTATTTCAGCAAGTGCAGATGCAGCAACATCACTTACTTACTACGAAGTAACCGATGCTATTAGTGCTTTCCCTAAATTGGATAATGACAAGACTATTAAGGCTCTTAATGATGGTCAAGTTCTGTTTACCACTCGACCAGGTCAAAGAGTTGTTATTGAACAAGATATCGATACTTTGACCAAGTTTTCAGGCACCAAGCCTAAGGTCTTCAGCAAGAACCGCGTAATGAGAACCTTAGATGAAATTGCTACTAACACTGAACAAGTCTTTGAACAAAGTTTCTTAGGCAAGGTTGGTAACAACGCAGCAGGTCGTGATCTTTTCAAAGCAAACCGTATCAGTTACTTGACTGACTTGATGAACAAAAACATCATTCAAGACTTCAAGAACTCTGATATCACTGTAGAAAAAGGCAACGATTCTGACTCAATTGTAGTTAATTTGGCTATCACACCTGTAGATGCTATGGAAAAGCTTTACATGACTGTGGTAGTAGGATAGGAGGGCTTAGATGGCTGATATTGATCGTTTCTTAAATGGTAGAGACACCATTTCAACAAAAGATGCTAAATTGTCAATCACAATCAACGGTGAAGTTATCAATTTGATTGAATGTAATAAGTTCACCGCAAAGATTGAAAAGAACAAAGAAGATGTTCAAGTACTTGGTAACCACTGGAAGTTAAAGAAGACTACTTCTGTAGAAGGTACTGGTACTATGGGCGGCTACTTAATCAACTCTAATTGGTTGAAGTATGGTATTCCTTACACCCAACAAGGTGGGGACTTATATTTTACTGCTACTTTAACTATTGAAGACCCTACTTCAAGAGTTGGTAAAGAAGTTGTTCAACTTGAAGATGTAAACTTAGATGATATACCGATTGCTGACTTTGAAGCAGATGATGGAGTTATGGAGTGGGAATCAGACCTCACTTTTGAAGGCGTAAGCCTAGTTCAAGAATTTAAAGGATTATAGGAGGATTTTAAATGACCGCTAGTGTATCAGACTTTTTATTAGAAAACGTAGAAAGCCCAGTTAAACATGAACAAGTGAAGTTTAAACGCTTCAAATCTCCTTTTGAGATTAAGTCATTGAACATGAAGGAAATTTCAAGTTTGAGAAAAGAAGCGACTCGCAGAGTTCTCAATAAGAAAACTCACCAATATGAAAATGACACAGATCAAGATAAGTTCTCCGGTTTAGTTATGGAACGTGCTGTAGTTTCTCCAAGTTTGAATAATGAAGAATTACAAAAGTCTTATGGCTGCATTGCTGATCCTTCAGGGTTACTTCAAACCATGCTAACCGCTGGTGAATATAGTGAATTGTCTGACAGAGTCATGGAAATCTGTGGTTTGAATGACGATTCTGATGATGCTGAAGTCTTAAAGGACGAAGCAAAAAACTAATAACCGAGTCTGTGGGTGACTTTTCCGTTTATCATTACGTACTTAACGAGTACCACTGGACACCTAAACAATGGGCGGCGATGTCACTTAGAGAGCAGGCTCTAGTCGTAGCTTCAATTGAAGTCCGACGAAAAACTGAAGAAGAAGAGGAACGAAAAGCAAAGAGAAAGGCAAGGTCAAAACACGTATAGAAGACGGTTAGGCTTTGCCTTTTTTTCTTTATTAAATTTAAAAAGAAAGGAGGTCATACATGAGCGTAATTAGTACAACTATCAAAATTAATGATGCATTTTCTGGTGCTTTAAGTAAATTAGCCAGTGGACTAGGAAAAGCACAAACAGGGATGAAAGTTCTGAAAGGCGCTTTATCCAGTGGAACCAATAGCTTTGGCGGTGCAGAGAAGAAATCAGACGGGCTTTTTAAATCGATGCTAGGGGCTAACATAGTAGGTAATGCGGTTAGTGCTGGTATGGGAATGGCTAAAAACGGTATTAGCTCAATGCTAGGTGAGTTGAATGAGGCTAGTGTATCATGGCAGACATTTGAGGGTAATATGCACCAGCTAGGGAAATCTCCAGCTGAAATTGCATCTGCCAAGGCTGACATGCAAAAATTCGCCCAGCAAACTATCTATAGTGCTTCTGACATGTCCACTACTTACTCACAACTTGCCGCCGTTGGTACCAAGAATGTTGGCCAGCTGGTTAAAGGCTTTGGTGGTTTAGCTGCGTCTGCCGCTGATCCACAGCAAGCCATGAAGACTCTATCTCAACAAGCTACTCAAATGGCCGCAAAGCCAACCGTACAATGGCAAGACTTTAAACTGATGCTAGAACAAGCACCAGCCGGTATTTCAGCGGTTGCTAAGTCTATGGGGATGTCCACTCAAGATATGATTAAGAAAATCCAGGACGGGAAAATTAAAACTCAGGACTTCTTAAACGCAGTTGCTAAAGTAGGAACTAACGCCAACTTCAGTAAGATGGCTACAGAATATAAGACGGTTGGTCAAGCAATGGATGGGTTAAAAGAAACCCTTGCTAATGGTTTGCAGCCGCAATTTCAAAAACTAAGCCAGATAGGAATTAAAGCGATATCTTCATTATCTGATAAGCTAGGCGATCTTAACTGGGATTCCATAGGTGATGGATTGGTTAATGCAGTTAACTATGTAATTCCTACGTTCGATAAGATTAAATTAGCTTTTGATCAGTTCATGGACGGCTTTAATGATGCTGATGTTGGCGACTCACTGATAGATCTTTTCCATTCTTTGGTTGATGCCTTAACTGACTTGATGAACACACTAGATGATAGCGATGATTCTGGTAATAGTTTCTTTAAAATTCTAGGTAGTTTGAGTGGTAGTACCATATCAGGACTAGCTAAAGGATTGGGAGCACTGGCCGACGTCATTGGTAATCTTGATCCAGGAACATTAAGATTGCTAGCCGTAGCATTTGGTATTCTGAAGATGAATACAAAGGGCTTAGTGATTACTGGCATCGTTATGGCTTTACAGCTGCTAAGCAAGCTAGATGCTGACAGTTTAAACAAAGTTGCTAAAGGCGTTACCGCGATCGCAATTGCTCTTGCTTTGTTTAAGACCTATAAGAAGATCAAAGGAACCATCACAGGAATTGCAGATGCCTTTAAGAAAATGAAGACGCCTAAAACCCCTAAGACTCCAGAGGTTCCAGAAACAAAGACTCCTGATACCGGCAAACCTGGGAAGATCCTAAGTAATGCCGGAGCCTTTATGAAATTAGGTGCCGCTCTTTTTATGGTAGGTGGTGCAATTGTTTTAGTAGGAGTCGGTTTTAAGCTACTTACTGATTCAGCAGTAAAACTAGCTAGTTCGGGTGGCGCAGCAATTGCAGTATTCTTCGGTATGATTGCAGCAATTGCTGTTCTAGCAGTACTTGTAAAGTTTCTGGGTCCCGGCATGATTGCCGCTTCTGTAGGATTCCTGATGTTTGCGGCAGCACTGCTAATCATTGGTGTAGCTATATTTATTGCTAGTGCTGGAATGGCACTTCTAGCTACTCAATTGCCGATTATTTCACAATATGGAACCAGCGCCGCACTTGGCATTCTTGCTCTTGCTGGTGCGATGGCTGTATTTGGCTTAGCCGCAATTATTGGAGCTATCGGAATTGTAGTTCTGGCAGTTGCTTTAGTTGCCTTAGCCATAGGCTTAGCAATTGCTGCAGTGGGTGCCTTGCTATTAGGGGTAGCCCTTATAGTAGTTGGTGTCGGCGCATTAGTTGCGGCGGTTGGAATGATCATGTTAGGCATAGGCTTAGCATTGGTTGCCGTGTTCGTCATGATTGCCGCAGTCGGTATGATACTACTTGGCGTGGGTCTTGGCTTAGTCGCTGCATTTTCAATTATTGGTGCAATCGGCTTGATGTTAATGGCAGTAGCTTTAATGCTTATCGCGGTTAGTGGAATAATTGCCGCCGTCGGCTTAATGCTAATGGCGGTTGCTTTGATGCTTGTAGCACCTGTGGCTATGATTGCTGCAGTTGGTATCTTACTACTTGGTGTAGCCGTGATTGTACTAGGTGCCGGTCTGCTAATAGTAGCTGCTGCTTTAATGCTGGTAGCTGCAGCAATGATTATGGTAGGAGCGGCTGCCATGATGATGGTAGC